AGACGAATGGTTTTTAAATCAATTTTTGGGTATTTCATTCTTTCATTATACCATAAATAGTACACAGCTTGCTAATCCTTTGAAACCAGTGGACTTCTAGCGTGTTAAGCAAAAGTGAATACGAGATTGAATACGACTTTACTTTTAGCTGGAGCGGATGAAATCCATGAGCTGGTCAACGACTTCAACACGTTGATTATCATTGATGTGGGTATACATATCAAGGGTGATTTGAACATTATTGTGACCGAGTCTATCTGAAATAATTTTTGCTGCAACACCAGCTTCAAAAAGGAGAGAAGCGTGTGTATGCCTAAAACCGTGAGGCGAAATTTTTTTAAGATTATTGTGTTTACGAAAGAATCTGCTAAGTTTCACTTTCATAGTTGCAGCCAAAAGCCATCCCCCACTATTATTCGTAAAGATATAATTTGAATCATGTTTGTAAGGCACACCAGCTTGGAAATATTCTTTTATTTGCTGTCGTTTCCAGAGTTTCAAAACATTCAGAGTTTCATCATCTAAGGTGATAACCCTCTTACTCCTTTTGGTTTTAGGATCCTGAACAGTTTGTTTTTTGCCAATCACGACAGCCGTGCGAGAAATGCTTAACCGTTTATTTTCAAAGTCAACATCTGACCACATGAGGCCGATAGCTTCTCCAGTTCTCAATCCAGAAAAAGCGAGCAAGTGGAAAAAAGTGTAGTCTACTGGCTTACAATTTGCTTTGTAAACTTTAAGGAAATCCGTTAGCTCCTGTTTTGTATAGTGGTTCTCTTTGGCTTTTAAGGGTTTATTTTTAGGCTTGATAATCTTGTCTAAGGGATTTGACTTAATGATGTCAATAGAAGTGGCATACTTGAAAATACGGCTAATAACAGAGTAGTAATTGGCATAGAGGACATAGCGATTACTTAACTTTATAGCAACCTTCTGACAATAAGCGACACTGATCTGCTTAATCTTCATATCTGTAAAATATGAGTCAATCATAACATTAAGTTTTTTCTTAACGTTCTGATATGTTGTTGGTTTTACGGTGCTTTTATAGCTATCAAGCCATAACTCAGCGACTTCAGAGAAAGTAGGATTCTGGAAATCTTCATTGTTTGAAAAACCATTTTCTTCAACGTCTAAGAGAAGGTCACGTTCGGCAGCCTTAGCCTCTTTAATGGTTTTAAAACCACGTCTTGTGGTACGTTTTTCTTTTCCAGTAGCTGGATCTATGCCCAGGTATGTTTGAAAGAGATATCTAGTCTCTCCTTTTTTTGTAATGTATTTTTTTATCATAAAAAGTCCTTTCTTTTCGATTGCTTGCCCGCATAGTTGAAAAGGTGTAGAACTTATGATAAACTATAGTTGTATTTTTTTATCATCTTTTCCATTGCTTGCTTGATGGAAAGTTGAATCCTCACACTCAAAGATGACCGTCGGAGAGCGTGGGGATTTTTTATTTTTTTAAGACTTTCAACTTAATTCGTATCTTGAATGAATCCTTAACTGTACGAAGTCTGCCACTATCCGGATCGATATCTTTGTAATCACCCCCATAAATTTCAGCACTTTTAATAACTTCATTATTTGAATCTGTTGTTAATCTTAATACTTTTCTATTTTTTGACTTGGTGACATAGCCTAAGTGATAACCTCGAACCACAATTTTAACAGCGTTAGGGTCAAATTCATTATCAAATTCAGGGATCAACTCTACATCTGAAATTTTAAAAGGTGAGTATTTATAAAATCTATCTTCAAAAATTAATTCCTCTTTAATTTCTTTAGAAGTATATCCTAAATAAGGGGTATCATCTGATTCTCTTATAAGTTCTTGACATAATTCTGAGAAAGCTTCTTGGCGATAAGATATTCCTTTCACTTTCAGAACAACATCATAAATAGTTCTCTCGTCAATTTCTTCTTGTTTTAATCTATTTTCTACTCGAATAGTAAATAGATTATTCAGTTTTTCGATTTCATTTTCTATCTGATCGGTAATAGATTGTCTAGGATAGATGGCAATTAAAAAGAGCAAGACTAAGACACAAACAATAAAAGAGAAGATTGTTAATAATAAGTTCCCAATGAAATTGATTAGAAAGACAGCAACGGCCGTCAATAGTACTAGAGAGATTATCAAAGCTCTTTGATTTTCCAGCTTACTAATTGTTTTTTTGTGTTGCTCTATTTGCGTTTTGATTTCCTCTTCGGTAAGATTAGTAGAGAAATATAACATGTGATTACCTTGACTTTAATTTTCTATTGGCATGAAGTTTTAGTTACTTAGGGTCTTCATCGAGTTTGACCATGATCTCACTTGTCATGGTTTTTAGAGAATCTTTTGTTATTCGGATTTTTTTGATAAGTGTTGTTGAATAATTAAGGCTACGTTAGCTTTTTCTTCTTCGGTCATAGGAGGTTCGTTTGGATCGTCTACCGAAAACTCGATAGCATGCCACTTATCATTGACTCTAATCCACTCTCTTCGTCTATGACATTGACAATCTAGGTTGTGTTTAATCACTTCCATTGGTCTACTTTCACTACTCATATTATCCCTCTCTATACAAATTCACGACCTCACCGATAATTCGGAAGTCTGTCTCTGGTGTGATTGGCATATCTTTGTACGCTTGGTTTAGGCTATGTAGGTATGCCTGTTCTTTGTCAATGACAAGCTGCTTGATATAAGCATCGCCGTCGTAGTTGAACACTCCGATAACACCGTTATTTAAGTCCACGCTGGTTTGGATAAAGACAAGGTCGCCATCGTGATAGTCAGGCTCCATGGAATCCCCTTTAATCGGAATGACGAAGTCGGCATCGATATCTACTGGCAACTCAATCCGCTCCACTCGTACATCGTTCAAATACTGGCCTGTACCTGCAGAAGCTGGGTGGTCGTAGTAGTCGTAACTGTAGAGCTTAATGACTTCCGATACTTCGTTTATCTTCGTTTCTTCTTCGTTTTGGCTCTCCAGAAGCTCCTCAGACGTCCGTAGGACGATTTTTTTATTTTGGGTGGTTAATTGTACTACTGTGTCGTTAATCTTCTTTGTGAGCAAATCTGAAGCGTCTGGGAGAGAGGTGGTGGGAGCTATGGATTTTAGTCGAGCGGGAGTAGAATTGATCTGGATTTCCTGATCATCATCAAGCATATTAATTAAAGATTCTACAGAAATTTGCATGCCTTTTGCAATTTTTTCTATTGTCTCATAAGATGGAATAATGGGCTTTTTTGACTTCGGATGTTCATTCTTTTCAAGCATGGAAATGTATCCCTTTGTTAAATCGGATAATTCACAAAAAGCATCCATCGATAACTTATGCTCTGTTCTATACGATTTTAGTAATTCTCCTAACTTCATAAAAAACTCCTTTCTATATATTGTTTAATCTATTATACATCTTTAAATAAAAAAAGTAAATTTTTTTGTTTAACACACTTGACATTTTATGTTTAACGTGTTAAACTATAATCAAGCTTAAGGAAATAAGAAAAACAAACCGGAGGGAAACATCATGAACACATTAAACGAGAAAGTCATCAACATCTTCAAAGCAGTGGTTACAGAAACCTTACTTCAAAACACATACGAGGAAGGCTTCCTCTATGGTCAGCTTGAATCATTCTGGAACAACTGCCGTCAGTTCGCTTTCGGATGGACAGAGTTGGCAGAAGAGATTGGACGTCAAGAGCGTTACCTTCTCGATGCTGGTTTCACTCAAGACGAAATCGATGACATTCGCTTTGATGCAGCGTTCGCAGGAATGCTGGACAAAATGAATGTAGCCTGATTGGTAGCACCAGGGTTCGACTCCCTGGCAGGCTGTTGCTCATGGAGCGAAAAAAGAGAAAGGAGGAAAAAGATGTCAGGGCAAAAAGAAAAATACCACGATAGACGTGGTAGACCTGATGAATTGAAGGTTGAAAAAGTTATCCACCTTTCAGTTTTGAGAGGCGAAGGAACCGAGACGGATGGCATTAGGGTTGTAGAACAGTATTATAATATGGACGGCAATCTAATATTTGAATTAGATCCTTGCTCTCCGCATTATCAAGAATTTTTAGGTTTGCGTTGATCTTGTTTATCTTTGTCCAAATCTAAAATATCTTGTAGTAATTGCTCGTTATCATGGCGTTCAATATACCATTTTTGCATAAGTAATTCTATAAACTTCAGCAGCTTGTGAGCCTCATTCGGTTCGATATCCACTATAAGATTTACATCTTTTTCTGGATGAGCGCCAATGTTTCCAAGTTTTCGTAGGGCATCAAGTACCTTTTTAGTACTTGGGTCAACAAGATCTTTTAAAGCATCTATCTCATCTACTAACCTTGCTTTAGAAATTCCCCAAAAATCTCTAATCATTCCTTGTAGACAACGTCTAGAGAGGGTAGCAGAAGCTTTGGGGCTGAGATTTAAGATAGCGTGAGCTTCTTCATAATCACTTCTGATAGCCTGAGGGATGTAGTCTGGATAGACTTTTGCGAGTGAAATAGGGTTGAAGTGCATAATACGATTTGGAAATTGACTACCAACGCCCACGATATCAATCGAAACTTTATGACAATTTGGACAATTCATTGATTGTATTTTTATTTTATCACTCATACTTTCGTCCCTTATAAAATGTGAACGACGAATCAAAAAGTAGTGTTCTTCTTCTCGGAATGTATCGTAGTGATTTGGGACCGAATAACCGCAAAATAAGCAGAATAGTGTATTAGAATCCATAAGATTTCTCCAATCATTTTATTTTGATTATACCACATTTGAAAGGGGGTGAGGAAATGAGACCAAGAAAATATCCGTATGGTGGGAAGACAAATCTAGATTTATTATAGCAGAATTGCGAGGAACAAATAGAAAAATAAGGAGGTAGGAACGTGCAAGGAGAACGTTTAAAAAAATGGCGTGAGACAGAGAAAATGTCTCAAGAGGAACTCGCAGAGAAGTCAAATGTTTCTCGAACAACAATACATCTGATTGAATCAGGTCAGTCGTCAACAGTAAAAATTAGAACACTTCAAAAATTAGCAGTAGTTTTTAATAAGCAAGTAAAAGATTTTTTTTAAAACAAATGTTTAACAAATTAAACAAATTAAAGAAAGGAGAGTAGATATGAACGAAAAGAAACAAAATAATGATCTCATCAAAGAAATTATTGAGAAACATTTTGAAAATATGGTTGACGATATTTTAGAACATACTGAAACCTATTATGAGGCTTTGGGTGCTGTTTCTTGCATCAAGGGAAGCAAGATTCCAAACATAACTCAATTAGCTGATTGTTTGGGGAAAGCTATTAGAAAACGTGCTATGCAACAAAAAAGCACCTGACGGAAATCAGGCACTTACTTAAACAATTTAAACCATTATATCACAAAAATGCTTGCCCGCATAGTTGAGAGGATGTAGAAAATGGAAGGTATAACGCTACAATTACGATTGGACGGCGAAAGTGCTGAATTGTTCACGAATCAATTATTAGCTTTTGCTGAAAAGCAGGTCAAGGAGCAGTTAGAGAATGATCGCATGCCAATCAATCAACAAGCTTTGATGAAGAAGTTCGGCTTTACTCATGGCTATGTTAAGATGCTAGAGCGCAAAGGATTAAGATTTCGTAAGCAGGGGAAAGATACTATGTACGATATCAATGATGTTTATGAAATTTTGGAATTAGAGAAAGAAGTACGAAAATTAAGAGCATAGGGAGAACAAAATGACAGAACCAACTTTATCAAGCCAATTGCTTGGCTTAGTGACGATTTTTATCGGGATCTTTATCCTGATGCTACTGACTGCTAAAAATGAAGAAGAAGCTGAACAAAAAACAGTGATCATCATTGAAGAAGCTGAAGACTTCAGAGAGGTTGCACGAAGAAACCTGAAAAACTGTGATAGAGGATTCACCTATGATTCCCAACCACCTGTCGGACTTCCTTCAACGATTGAGGACGTACCTCAAGATTTTAGACAATGCATCGAAGATTATGACAGACTGGCTAGCGACTATCAGGAAGAAGCAAGAAAGAATGACCTTCTAAGAAGTCAAAATTCGAATCTATTAGAAGAAAATGGGCGATTGCTCTATAAAGAAATGATCATGTATTTTCGCCAGAATCCTAGAAAATGGAGGGCAAAGACATGAGTGTTAGTCGCAGTATGAATGAGTTAGAAATTCGTGTCTTAAACATGATTATCAATTGTGCGACATTCGACTTGCCAATCCAAGCCAGTGAAATTCGTCTAGAAACTGGGCTCTCAAAACGTAAGGTAGAAGAAATCATCGAAAGCTTGCGTGTGAATTTTGGCCATCCTATTGTGGCTAAGAAGATGAAGCCAAACGGATATTACTTGCCACGAAGTGAAGAGGAGCGACAAGCTGGGCTTGCTCCTTATCGCAGACAAATATTGACCGAGCAGAAGAACCTTGCTGCAGTGATGAATGTCGATCTAGAAAAATATTGGGAGGATAGCGCATGAGTGAAGACTTTAGAATACTACCTCATGATCTAGTCGCAGAGCAGTCGGTTCTGGGTGCAGTTTTTATCTCACCAGAAACAATGACATCGCTAGCAGATGAATTGACTCCGGAGGATTTCTACAAGCCTGCTAACAAGATTGTATTTAAGACCATGCTGTCATTACTTGAAAAAGGTGAGCCGATCGATGCTACTACCATGATTTCTGCTCTGACTAATCAGGGAGATATATCAAATATTGGGGGCATCACCTACGTTGTCGAGCTGGTGAACTCAACTCCGACATCAAAAAATGTGGAGCACTACGCTAAGCTCGTAAAAGAAAAGGCTACGCTCCGAAAGGTAATTGCTGACTTGTCGGATTCGCTATCTAGTGCTTATCAAGGCGATGTATCGATTGGTGACATCATTGCTAAAACTGAAAAATCTCTAATGGATATCAGTAATCAAAATGCAGGGACAGGTTTTCGTAATGTGGCCGATATCCTTGATACGCATATGCAGATAGTTGAGACTCGTTCGCAGACAGACGGATTCGTGACTGGTCTATCTACTGGCTTTGTTGGATTGGATAAGATTACAACAGGACTTCATGAAGGCAATCTTATCATCCTTGCTGCACGTCCTGCCATGGGGAAGACGGCACTGGCTCTGAATGTTGCTAAGTATGTGGCTACGATTGAAAGAAAGCCTGCTGTTATCTTCTCGCTTGAAATGGGTGCAGAGGAGCTGATTGAGCGTATGTTGGCATCAGAGGGCATGGTTCCAGCTTATCATTTGAAGACTGGGAATTTGAGTACGGACGAATGGAAACGGCTTGTTCAAGCTCAAAATAATCTCTATGATGCGCCTATCTTTGTGGATGACACTGCTGGTATTCGTATTTCAGAGATACGCTCAAATGCTCGAAAACTAGCCCAAGAAATGGGCGGTCTGGGTGTCATTATCATTGACTACTTGCAGTTGATAACTGGGGCAAAGGGCGAGAATCGTCAGCAAATCGTTTCAGAGATTTCAAGGGAATTGAAGATACTTGCTAAGGATTTGAAAGTACCTGTCATTGCCTTATCGCAGTTAAGCCGTGCAGTTGAGCAGAGACAAGATAAACGCCCGATGCTAGCAGATTTACGAGAGTCAGGTTCGATTGAACAAGACGCAGACATTGTAGCCTTTCTGTATCGTGATGCTTACTATCAGAAGGAACAGGCAGACAGTCAAGAAGCGAATAACGTGACCGAGCTGATCCTTGAAAAGAATAGACATGGGAGTCTAGGGACCGTGAAGTTGTATTTTCACAAAGAGTACACAAAATTTTCAAGTGTGGAGGGGTAGAGGATGGTTGAGACTTATTTTAAAAATGAAGTTGAAAAGTTTCAATATTTTCAATTACCTAAATGGCTCTTTAAGGAGCCTTATAAAAAGTTATCAAACAATGCAAAAATTATGTACGCATTGCTTTATAATCGTTTGGACTTGTCTTTGGAGTCAAAGTGGCATGATCGAAATGGCCAAGTATTTATGTATTTTACAACGGCTGAATTTTGCGAAGAGTTGGGTTGTTCTGAGAAAACGGTAACCAAGATTAAAAAGGAACTTGTTACATCAGGTTTGCTGAAGGAAGAACGTCAGGGTTTGACTAAGCCAAATCGACTTTATATCCTTGGTCCAAAAATTGTCCAACAAACAATTCCTGAACCGAAGAAATTACCGTCCAGAGCTGTAGAAAATACTGTTCTGGATACGCAAGAAGTACAAACAATAAAGACTGATATTATAAAGACTGATATAGATAATAATAAATTGTCGATTTGTAAAGAAGTTATTTCTTATCTCAATTTGAAAGCTAAGAAGAATTTTAAGATTGACACGGCTAGTCATCAAAAATTTATCAAGGCAAGGCTAAAAGAAGGCTATGTCCTTGAAGATTTTAAAAAGGTTGTGGACGTCATGGTCGCTAAGTGGAAAGGTACAGAATACGAGCAGTATCTTCAACCACAAACACTTTTCGGGAATAAGATGGACAATTATTTAAATCAGTCTATGCCTCGCAAAGCTCAGTCGTTCCAACCAGTAGTTGACGAAAGGCTAGGGTTTTAGATGAAACAGTTTAAACAATTTAGAACTAGAACGGTTCTTGATGATGTCTGTGAAATCCATGGATGCCATCTTTGGTCTGTTAAGATTCCTGTTAAGGGTAAGGTTGAGGAAATCAGTCAATGTCCTGAGTGTGAGAAAGAGAACATTCGACTCTTTGAAAAGCAGTTGAATATGGAATCCGAGGTTAAAAGCAAGCTATCGGACACTTATGAGGTTTTTGCTCGTGACAGTATCGTTTCAAGTAAGTTGGTAAGTAAGTCACTACATGACTATGAGATTCAGGTTGATATTGATGAAAAGGCTATGAATTTTGTGAAACGTTTGGAGCGCTGCTATGCCAAGGGTGAGACTGGGAATGCCATCATCACAGGACCTTCTGGAGTCGGGAAGAGTCATCTTACTTATGGCTTGGCTCGGTTTCTCAATGAGCAGTTCAAGTCTTATGATGAACCGAAAAGCGTGCTCTTTGTGTCAGTTGTGGCTTTGTTTGACAAGATTCGAGAAAGCTTTGAGTTTGACAATGGATTTTCAGAAGCCAAGATGGTCAAGCTACTGTCTGAGGTTGATTTTCTCTTCCTGGATGACCTTGGGAAAGAGAGTCGCAAATCTGACACGAGGCGAAATGAATGGGCGCATCAGATATTGTTCAAGATCCTGGATAATCGGACGAATACGATTATCAACACAAATTTGAGTAGTGAAGAGATTAAAGAGCTTTACTCGGATGATTTTGGGAATGGTGCTCTATCAAGTCGAATTTTCGAAGGAGCAACTGGCAGGTGTTTTGTGTATCCGTCAGGCATGAAGGATAGGAGGTATTGATTATCAAAAAAATGGTAGTCTGGGCACTTTTTGATAGTGGGAATGGTTCTTACTTCAAGGGTGCTAACTCTCTGAATAGTTCGGGGGGGGCGAATATTGAAATCTATTCAATCGGAATGGATATAGAAAACAAGAACAATCATTTTATAAATTTGAATCTTGCTGATTATGGGCGTTTATTTGGTGACAATACGCTCTTTGACGCATTAGACAAATTACCAAAACCTGACCTTGTAATAGCTAGTCCGCCATGTGAGTCATGGTCAAATGCTTCTGCAATGGAAAACGGAAATGCGTGTTGGAAACGCAATGATGTGTCTGATAGCTTGTTTGCTCCTCAAGTAAGACCTTCACCGTTCACGATCAGGGCAAATCAGGATTACGAGTCAGCCTATATAAATTATCAATACGACAGGCAATTTTTAAAAAGAGTCAATGGCGAGCTAACAGCTTTCAACACAGTAGAAATCATAAAAAGATATAGACCACAATTTTGGGTTATTGAGAATCCAGCAGCTGATAGACTATGGCCTTACATTGAGGATATTATTGGATTCAGAATTCCATACAAAAACCTAGCTAGATACAATAATTATGATTATCCTTTACAAAAACGGACGATTTTTGGAAGCAATATTGAACTTAATCTTAAAAATAAAATTATCAAGCAGGGCATAGAGTGGAAGAACTTCTCAAAATCATACAATGAGAGATCTAATATACCTGAAAAATTGGTGTCAGAAATTTTCGAAAAAATCTACAAGGAGTTTTGCAAAGATGATTGAACTCTACTTCGTCTATAACGGGCACTGCAAGTTTTTTCTTGGAAGTTTTAACAATGTGGATGAACTTATCGAACGGATGAAAGACCATCAGTGGGCTTTCTCAGGTATTACCAGACCAAAATTCAAGAAGCACATCGGAAAAGACGATGTGAGGTTTGATTATGGTGCGATAGATTGCTATTACTTAGCGACAAAATCAACGTGCCGCGAACCACGTTAAAAGCGAGCTAGAATATGCGTCAGACTTGGACGAATGGCGTATAAAGAATTTGCTAGCTCTTGTGTCTTTGAGCCATGAGGTGCAAGAGCTGGATTTTTAGAAAATAAGTGGAAGGAAGCGAAGATGATGGAAGATTTAAAGAAAAAAGTTAATGGAGTATACGGCTGGTCTGTAGAAGACGGGAAGCCGAAACCTCCCAAACAAGATTTACCACAAGCAGTGAAAGACCGGGCGGACTATTTCTGGGAAATGACAGAAGATGGCATGACGTTTATGGGAGCGATGGAATGTATCTTCGCCAATGAAAAACCTACAGACTATGATTTGGGCGCTACTAAGGATTGGTTGCCAAAATCTAAGGAGTTTGATGATTGGGTTGGTTATTCGCCAGGCATGTCTCAGTTAGTTATTGCAGTTTATTTGATTTATGGAGGAAGCTAAGATGAATAAACAGGAATTGATTAAAGAGTTTAAAAAAATTGGTATTTACAATTTGAACATTTTTGGTAGTGAAATTGAAGGTATTCCGACCAAAAGTGCAATTGCCCTAATCGAACAACTAGACGAACCAGAAACAGGTCACGCAGACGAAGCGCCTCGCTATGTCAAAAACATACTAGCTCGATTGCGAGAATTGCCATTGCATGACCGTGAAGTTTGGCTAAAGGCTATCATGAGTGAATTTGAACAGGATTTCAGCCATGCAAAATGGCGTGAAGGCTACGAGCAAGGTAAATTTGAGGGAGAATGGGCTGGTCAGCAACTGAAAGATGCTGATAAGATTCGGCAAGAATTGAATAAACCAGTGATTCCGCAGTTGGTGGCGGATTGGTATGAAGACGTTGTAGATGAGTTCTATATTGTTTTAGAACGGCTTGTACTCAATTATCGAAATAATACTAATATGCCTATTTGCAAATGGTTTCTTGAAACTGAGGATGCTTTAAAAATTCTAATTAACATGCACCAGTTCGGCTACGAGGTCGAGAAAGAGAAAAAATACAAAATTACACTTCTAAACCGAAACGACGGGGACTTATATCTTGTCAACCAAAATGCTGACTTAGCAGATAAATACGGACATTTTTCTCCTGTAGTGCTGCTTTTCACAAAATGCACTAATTTTTCAGAAAAGTGCTATAAACTTACGGAAAAAGAAGTAGTTTCGCATGATTTCGGCTGGGTATTCGATTGCCCAGGAATCAAGATCGAGGAGGTGGAGTGATGGAACGACCTGGACGATACCCATCTGGACACTTCATTCCTGAACTTATTGAAGATGAAGATATTATCTTTAACAAAGATAGCGAATATCACAAGCAGAAGAAAAAAGAAAAGAAAAATCCCATTTTCAAAAGAAATAAACCCCGAAATAGATGGGCGCTTTGAGGAGGTGGAAGAATGAAACGCTTCTTAATTGGCTATGCCTTGCTTACTACTTGCCTATTGTTCATGCAGCGGTCAATGATAGACGAACAAGAAAACCCCTTGCTAGTCTATCATGCTGATAGTAAATATCAGATTACTGGCAAGGTTGAAGCTAAGAAGAAAATCGGAAGTTTGTTTACAATCACGGTTAACGGGAATGTGTTCGTGGTGAGTGAAGAACGATTTGAAAATATTGAGATAGGAGATGAGGTGATGTTATGAGCCTAGAAAAAATTGACAATGTAAACAATCCAAGCCACTACCAAGGTCGGTACGGTATGGAGTCCATAGATGCTTTAAGGAACTTCATGACACCAGAACAATTGAAAGGCTTCTTTTTAGGTAATAGCTTAAAATACCTACTAAGACACCAAAAGAAAAACGGTCTTGAAGACCTGAAAAAGGCTCGCAAGAACCTTGATTGGTTGATTGAGGAGATGGAACATGAGAATTAAGACATCAAATGGATCCATCATCAATGTTGATAAAATAAAGCATAGCATCACGATTGATGGTGTTGAATATGGTTCAGATTGTCGTGCTTTGGTCTCTAAGCATAGAGACGGGACAGGAACTATTACATTAGTATTTGAAGGAAAAATGATTTAAAAAAGGAGTAAAAACAATGTTTACACAATACGATCACGAAACAGGGAAAACTAAACTTACAAAACTTGCAAAAGGTGGCATCATCACGGTTGTTGCTATTACTTCACTTGGAATTTTTCGTCTCACGGCCGTGAAGCGCATCCCAGCTAATACGGTTGGAGTAAAGGTCAGTGCGATCGGAGGTGTTCAGGAAAACACCCTACAAACAGGCTATCATCTTAAAATCCCTTTTATCGATACAGTCTATACTCTATCGACTTCTGTTCAGACGAAGACAATGGAAAAAATCACAACTCAGACCAAAGATGGTCAATGGCTGAATACTAACATTGATGTAAAGTATCGAGTAAATAAAGAGAAAGCTATGACAGTTTTCTCAAATTATACGACTTTGGAAAATGTCAATGATAGTGTAGTATCTCCAGCAGTACAGCGAGCGATTGAGTCTGTTACAGGTAATTATGATATCTACGATATTCTTGGAAATAAACGGACAGAAGTCTATGAAGAGATTGACAAGGCGCTAAAAGAAAAATTTGAATCTTATGATCTTGAATTTGTTTCATTCACAATAACTGATCAGGATGCAGGAGATGAGATTGAAGCAGCAATCAAATCTGAATCTGTCAAACAGAAGGAAATTGACACAGCTAAACAGGAACAGGAAAAAGCTAAGGTCGAAGCGGATACTAAGAAGGTTCAAGCACAAGCTGAAGCGGATGCTGGGATCATCAAAGCAGAAGGTGAAGCCAAAGCTAACAAAGCTAAGTCAGACTCAATCACAGACAACCTTATCCGTATGAAAGAAGTAGAAGCCAGAGAGAAGCATGGCTGGGTTACTGTCAATGGAGCAGGTGGTGTGATTACAAATCATGAGTAAAATATAAACGGCATAGAAACGAGGTGAGCGATGCCTTTTTTTCCAGAAATAAACGAAGCCAAAACAAAAGAAAATGCCAAGAAAATTTTGGAGGGATATCCTCACTGGCGTCGTGTAGCAAATGATACAGATGGTCAGAGAGTAACCACGACCTACTCATTCACGCCACGAAATCCATCGAGTGGTAAAAATAGTCAAGTTGAGAAATTGGCAATTCGCAAAGTTGATGCAGAGCTAGAGCTAGATGCGATAGAACAGGCTGTCAGCAAATTACATGATCCTTTTTATCGTAAAATCATATACGAGAAGTATCTTGTTTGGCATCAAAAAAAAGACGAGACGGTGTACAATGAGCTTGCAATTTCAGAAAGTTCATATTATGAAATTCTTAGTAAGGCTTTATTAGCATTTGCAGAGATTTATCGAAATGGTGAACAGGTCGCAATTTTGGAGTAAAAGCGGAGTAAGTCAAGAGTAAATATACGATTTTGTGTGCTAAAATTATATTATGAAATTATTGCAAAGGCAGGCACACCCTGCCTTTTCTTGTGGATTGGAGGTGGTATCGTGAAAAAAGTAGAACCTATTCGTGAACTCGACGATATTGAACGAATGAAAGACTTTTTAAAATCAAAAAGTGAGCGAAATTATGTTCTGATTATGTGCGGTCTATATTCTGGAATGCGCATCAGCGATATTATACCTCTCCAAGTGAAACAAGTGACAGGTGATAGAATCGAGGTTACTGAAAAGAAAACTGGTAAAGTCAAGAGATTTGCTATCAACCCGGAATTAAGAAAGGCCTTGAATCATTACATTAAAATGAATGAGCTACAAGGATATGACTATCTATTTCCTAGCAAAAAGAAAGTCAGGACGGATGGAGTTCGGATAACTCACATAGGTCGAGTAGCTGCTTACCAAATTTTAAAGCAAGCAGCTGAACATGTTGGATTGAAGAATATTGGAACCCACTCCATGAGAAAGTCATTTGGCTATCATCATTACAGACGAAATCAAAATGTAGCAATCTTGATGGAATTATTTAACCATTCATCACCAGATATTACACTTGATTATATAGGTATTAAGCAGGATGAATTGGATGATTCAATGATGAATTTTAGCTATTAAATGACTATTTATTTTACATATTGAGAAAATGTAAATTAGTATTTAATAAAATAGATGTAAGCACTTGCTACGATTGATATTTAAGGATGTTGATTTTATTTAACAGAATATAAGATATGTTAAATATACGAGGGTGTAAGAGACTAGAAAAACTCCCCCCTGCATCAAAAAAATTCAACTCCCTATATCATAAAAATTTAACCTCCTACCTCTTGAAAAGAAAGGCCCTCCCTAGATGAATACCCCCAAGGACAGACCGGACCGAAGCGGTCCTCACAGAGTTGCTTTTGAAAAGAATAAAAATATCATTCTCAAAACAAGAAATACTTGTGGGATTTGTGGACTACCCGTTGACAAATCCTTGAGGTACCCACACCCATTAAGTCCGGTCATTGACCACATTATTCCAATCAATCGCAACGGTCACCCATCAGATATTCAAAACTTGCAGTTAGCCCACTGGCAATGCAACAGACAGAAGTCTGATAAACTGTATGCTGACGATAGATCAGCCAATGCTACTGTTGTAGGCAACAGGAACTTGCCACAATCTAGAGACTGGACAAAGTACAGAGGTTGAAGAAACCAAAAAAAGAAAAATTATATTATTTTTTAAAAATATCAAAAATAATAATGAATGCTTAGATTTTGAAAAAAATAACAGATATGTGTGAAGTAAGTCCTAGCTGAGGATAGGGGGGTATCCCCCTCCCACTAGGCGCTCGCGAGCTTCACGCCGTCACTGTACATTTTTTCTCGCGCCAAATCATCACAAAGAAAGGAGAACGGTTTGGAATTAAGAGGGATTGAGTATCTCAGGAGGAAGTTGAATCTCTATCAGAGTAGAGTCAATCTGAGATACAAGCATTATGCAATGCAACACCATGAAGCACCAACAGGAATCACAATTCCTCCACAAGTCAGGGTGAAGTACCAGGCTGTCCTTGGTTGGGCTGCAAAGGGAGTTGATAGTCTTGCAGATCGTTTGATTTTTAGGGCATTTGCTAACGATGATTTTAATGTTACAGAAATCTTTGATCGTAACAATCCTGATATTTTTTTCGATAGTGCCATTTTAGCTGCGCTGATTGGTTCGTGTAGTTTCGTCTACATTTCGAAGGGTGAAGATGATGAGGTGAGGTTGCAAGTTATTGAATCAAGTAATGCAACTGGTGTCATTGATCCTATTACTGGGTTGCTTGTGGAAGGTTATGCGGTGTTGGCTCGTGATGATTACAATCGTCCAACACTTGAAGCCTACTTTGAGCCTAATGCTACTCACTTCATTCCGAAAGATGGTAGACCATACTCGGTTGTGAATGAAACGGGTATCCCTTTGTTGGTTCCGGTTATTCATCGTCCTGATGCGGTTCGTCCGTTTGGAAGGTCGCGAATTACCAGAGCGGGGATGTATTATCAGAAATATGCTAAGCGTACTTTGGAACGGGCGGATATTACTGCTGAGTTCTACTCATGGCCACAAAAATACATTCTTGGACTTGATCCTGATGCGGAACCTATGGAAAAATGGAAAGCTACTGTATCAAGCTTGTTGACGATTTCTTCAAGCGATAAAGGTGAGAAGCCGAGCGTTGGACAGTTTACTACAGCTAGCATGTCACCGTTTACTGAGCAACTGAGAACAGCCGCTGCTGGATTTGCTGGTGAAATGGGGTTGACTTTGGATGACCTTGGTTTCGTTTCAGATAATCCATCATCTGTGGAAGCCATCAAGGCTAGCCATGAGAATCTTCGTCTTGCTGGTCGGAAGGCTCAGCGCTCACTAGGTGCTGGATTGTTAAATGTCGCTTATGTTGCTGCTTGTTTGCGTGATGAGTTTCTTTATACTAGAAGCCAATTCGTAAGAACCACAGTCAAGTGGGAGCCATTGTTTGAAGCGGATGCGAATACCATGACTATGATTGGTGACGGTGTTGTGAAATTGAATCAGGCATTACCTGGTTACATCAACGCAGAAACCATTCGAGATCTTACTGGTATCGCCGGAGACATGTCAGCTAAACCGGTGGTAAGCGAGGGTGGTTCAAATGGAGAATGATGTTTTACCTGGTATCTTGCAAGAGGTTCAGGAGAGATTTGAGAGAGATTTCGGTAAGAGCGAGATTGTCAGAAATGCTTTTGCTGCGTTGAAGGCAAAAAAGGCCACTTACAAAACTGCAAATGAGTTTGCGATTGAAATTGGTGATATTCTCTCGAAGGCTCTAGGAGCGTCCCTGAGCACCGATAAATTACCAGACGGAAAAATGTATTACAATATCGCTCAGCGTTTGCTGACGGACGTGCTAGGACGAAATCACGAGCTTGTAAGTGGTTACGCTAGTGATGTTCAGAAGAATTTGAACGATAAAGCGAAAATCGGTCTGAAAGTGCAAGTCCCTGAATTGAATCAGGATCGGATCGCTGGGATTGTCAATCGCTTTTCGTCTGAGGAAAATTTTGAGGATGTCAGTTGGTTGCTTGGTGAACCTATTGTGAATTTCACCCAATCAATCATTGATGATAGTATTCGTAAGAATGCGGAGTTTCATGCTAAAACGGGATTGGTACCGACGATTAGTAGACAGTCTACTGGACGTTGTTGCAAATGGTGTGATAGTTTAGTAGGAAATTACATATATGGTGAAGAACCAGCGAATTTCTACAGAAGACATCAGCATTGTACTTGTGTAATTGACTATCATCCTAAAAATGGTAAGGTTCAAAATTCTTGGACTAAAAAAATCAGAAATGAGAGTTCCGATGAATTAGAAAAGCGTAAGAGAATGAATATTGATGTGCGTGATAATAATCGCAAAGCAGATATTCAGGAATACAAGAAAATAGTTGATGTTTTAGGAGTTCAAAATGCTCCTATTTCACTAGCAAAGTTTCAGGATTTGAAGTATAATGGTGGTGAGGGATATCAAGAACTAAAAGACCGTGTTCGTTGGTCTCAGGCTAGCTTTCCTACTGAAAAATCTTTCAACGGGCATTTCAGAAAGCATAGTGAAGAATTTGGTAATATTACACAAATGCAGTATCTTGAACTAGGGAGAACACTTTTAGGTGAACCTATTGGCGATAATGTACTTGGTTATGATACGGAATACCGACGTGTAAGATATGATTTAGAAAAAAACATATTTGCATTGGGTGATAACAAAAGGGGACGTGTTACAACGATCCTAAAACCAGAGGAAGGAGTGAATTATTTTGAGCAAGATTGGAAAAGGCAACTTGGTGATGATCAATGATGAAGAGTATGTACATTGTCCGGTCTGCGGAACATTGACTGCTGTTTATGACATTTGTGATCACTGTAATTGGCAAAATACGGGTGAAACCAACATTGATGGAGGCCCAAACAAGATGACATTAGCAGAAGCTAAACAAGCTTATGCTAAGGGTGAACCGATTAAATAGAAGCACTTAACTGAGTTTGAAGTTAGGTGCTTTTATTATGCTTAGAAAGGAGTAACGATGGGAAACACAATTGATTTTTCAGAGAAAAAGTCTAGTCTTGAGCGCGGTGCTTCCGTGAAAGAAATTTTGGAAGAAAATCTTGAGGCTAGCCATGACTACACTTCGGTGCTGGTGGTTTCTTTAGATAAAGATGGTGAGATAAATCTTGGCTATAGCTGGGAGAGTAGTTTGCAGGCATTGGGAATGCTGGATGTTGCTAAAAATTATATTTTGAACGTGATCAATTAAATTATCCCAGCGATAGGGTTATCATGCGATGACGATTGAAAGGAAATTAGAATGGCGAGGAAGAAGAAACTTGGCAATCAGAATCCTACTCAATCGGTGATTTTAAAATACGTCAAGAAAAATTCAAAAGCTAAAGAAGCGATTGAACTTTACGAACGGACAGGTCTTTCTTGCTATGCCTGGCAGAAAAACCTTTTGCTACCTATGATGGCCATTGACAAGAACGGTCTTTGGGTGCATCAGAAGTTTGGTTATTCTATTCCTCGGCGGAATGGGAAGTCTGAAATCCTTTATATCCTTGAAATTTGGGGTTTGCACAAGGGATTGAATATCCTGCATACTGCTCACCGAATTTCCACCTCTCATGCCTCTTTTGAAAAGGTTAAGCGATACCTTGAAAAGATGGGGTATGTGGATGGAGAGGATTTTAATTCTATTCGGGCGAAGGGGCAGGAAAGAATTGAACTTTACTCGACGGGTGGTGTTGTCCAATTCCGTACCAGAACATCAAATGGTGGTCTTGGTGAAGGGTTTGACATGCTGATCATTGACGAGGCTCAGGAATATACTACTGAACAGGAATCTGCTTTGAAATACACGGTTACTGATAGTGAAAATCCTATCACAATCATGTGTGGGACACCTCCGACACCTGTTTCAAGTGGTACGGTCTTTACTAAGTACCGTGAGACTTGTCTCTTTGGGAAAGGGAAGTATTCTGGCTGGGCTGAGTGGTCAGTTTCTGACGAAAAGGAAATTGACGATGTGGAAGCTTGGTATAATTCCAATCCATCTATGGGCTACCACTTAAACGAGCGTAAGATTGAGGCAGAGCTTGGTGAGGATAAGCTGGACCATAATATCCAACGTTTGGGATTTTGGCCAACTTACAACCAGAAATCTGCTATTTCTGAAACTGAGTGGAACGAGCTCAAGGTGGACGATATTCCAGAATTATCTGGCAAGTTGTCTGTTGGTATTAAGTACGGCCAAGATGGAACGAACGTGGCATTGAGTATTGCTGCACAGACCAAGGATGGTCGTTACTTTGTTGAGACAGTCGATTGCCAATCTGTTCGTAATGGTAATGAGTGGATGGTTGCCTTTCTGAGACAAGCTGATGTAGCTCAGATTGTCATAGATGGCGCAAGTGGTCAGAAGATCCTGGACGAAGAGTTGAAGGACTATAGAATCAAGAACGTGATTCTGCCGACGGTGAAAGAAATCATCGTGGCCAATGCTCTTTGGGAACAGGGTATTTACCAAAAAACTATCTGCCATGCTGGTCAACCATCGCTATCAAAAGTAGCCACTAACTGCGATAAGCGGAATATTGGTTCAAATGGTGGTTTTGGTTATCGATCGCACTTTGACGATATGGATATTTCTTTGATGGATAGCGCCTTGCTTGCGCACTGGGCTTGTGCTACAACCAAGCCTAAGAAAAAGCAAAAAATCAGTTATTAAAATAAGCGGTCAGATGACTGCTTTTTTTGATGCCCAAAATTACCGAACTGCCGGGAAAGCAGGAGAAAGGAGACATGAGAATGTCAGAATTTAAACCAATCACAACACAAGAAGAATTTGATGCTGCTATTAAGGGACGCTTATCTCGAGAGAAAGAGAAGTATGGCGACTATGACCAGCTCAAATCTCGTGTTGAAGAGTTGGAAACAGAAAATGTTGGCTTGAAGTCAACGATTGAAGCCAACAATCAAAGTAAGGCAGATGCTGACAAGCAACTTGAAGAATTGCAGAATCAAATCGCTGGTTATGAGACGGCTAGTCTGCGAACTCGGATTGCTTTGCAATATGGACTGCCTTACGACCTTGCAGATCGTTTGCAGGGAACTGATGAAGAAAGCTTCAAAGCAGATGCAGAGCGCTTGGCTGGGTTTATCAAACCAGCAACTAAAGTAGCGCCTGTTAGATCAACAGAACCTGTTTTAGAAAAAACAGAAAACACATTGTATAAAAACCTAATTCAAGGTTTAGAGATTGAAGAATAAAGGAGAAATCAAATGACAGATCAACTTTCAAAAGGAACATTATTTGACCCAATGCTTGTGACAGACCTTATCAACAAAGTTAAGGGTCACAGCTCACTGGCTAAATTGTCTAATCAACAAGCGATCCCGTTTAATGGATTAAAGGAATTCACTTTTACATTGGATTCTGATGTAGATATCGTGGCAGAAAATGGTAAAAAAACTCATGGCGGTGCAACTCTAGAACCAGTCACTATTGTGCCGATTAAAATCGAGTATGGCGCTCGTGTATCTGATGAGTTCATTTTTGCATCAGAAGAAGCTAAAATCGATACTTTGAAATCATTCAATGAAGGATTTGCTAATAAAGTAGCTCGTGGTATTGATATCATGGCTTTCCATGGCGTAAATCCACGTACTAAACAAGAATCCACTGTTATTGGGGATAACTGCTTTGATAAAGCGGTCACTCAGACAGTGAACTTTACAACAAGCGATCCAGATACTAATGTCGAAGATGCAGTTAAAATGATTCAAGGAGCTGACAATATCGTTAGCGGTATGGCTATTGATACTACATTTGCAAGTGCACTAGCTAGCATGAAGAATGCAGCGAATGAACGTCTATACCCTGAATTGGCATGGGGAGCAAATCCAGGGGCCATTAATGGTCTACCTGTAGATGTGAATACTACAGTTGGTCTTAATGTTGGGACCAATAAGGATGTTGCTATTATTGGTGACTTTGCTAACATGGTTAAATGGGGATATGCTAAGCAGATTCCACTCGAAGTCATTCGATATGGTGATCCAGACAATTCTGGAAAAGACTTGAAAGGTTATAACCAAGTCTATCTTCGTGCAGAAATCTATCTTGGATGGGGAATTTTGGACAAAAACAGCTTTGCTCGTGTTGTGAAAGCGGGGTAGTATATGGAATACATTAATGTAAAAACAGGAACTACTATCGTTACTGAAAATGCAATTAGTGGAGGTGATTGGGTTTCGATTGAAGAATACAAGCCCTTGGATTCATTGACTAACGCAGCGTTGAAAGAAATCCTTGATGAAAAAGGGATTACTTATGATAGCCGTGCCACAAAAACTGAATTGATTTCGCTGATTGAACAAGCGGAAACTGAAGTCCAGTAGTCGCTTGACTGGAGGTAGAGATGGAAAACTTTGCAACAGTCGAAGATTTGAAAAAATTGTGGCGAGCGTTGAAATTCGATGAGGAAAAACGAGCCGAAGCGCTGTTGGAAGTCGTTTCTCATTCTCTTCGTGTTGAAGCTAAAAAAGTTGGCAAGGATTTAGATGGGTTGGTGGCTACTGACCCATCTTTTGCCATGGTTGTAAAATCCGTTACAGTCGATGTGGTAGCTCGCACCTTGATGACCTCTACTGATCAGGAACCAATGACTCAAATGGCTGAGTCTGCTTTAGGATATTCCTTCAGTGGATCATATCTAGTCCCTGGTGGAGGTCTCTTTATCAAGGACTCGGAATTGAAACGTCTGGGTCTTAAAAAGCAAAGATATGGGGTGATTGATATATATGGGACGGATTAAAGGAATTACTGTAACTTTGACTGGGAAAACCAAGACTGGTCAGGATGACTTTGGACATCCTATCTATGAGAATAAAGAAATTCAAGTAGAGAATGTCCTGGTTGTTCCAGCTTCTGCAGAAGATATCACTAATCAGCTCAATCTGACTGGAAAGAAAGCCTCTTATACACTAGGCATTCCAAAAGGCGATCAGAACGAGTGGAAAGACCGTGAAGTTCGTTTCTTTGGGAGAAAATGGCGTACGATTGGCATTCCTTTGGAAGGCATTGAAGCCATGATGCCTTTAGAATGGAATAAGAAAGTGATGGTCGAAGCTTATGAGTAATACAAAAATCAAGCTTATCGGTGCGGGTGTAGGAGCTCTTTTAAAATCAAAAGAGATTCAGGATATCTTGAACAAAGAAGCAACGGTCATTAAAAAAAGATGTGGTCCTGGCTATGAACAAGATAGCCACGTTGGTAAGACAAGGGCCAATGCTATGATTTATCCAGCTACGCGAAAAGCGAAGAGGGATAATTTGAAAAATAACACTTTGTTGAAGGCGGTGCATTAGATGATTGAAATTATTATCAAGAAATATCTTGACGGTCATTTAGATGTACCGTCATTTTTTGAGCATGAAGCTGAAGCTCCCGATAGCTTTGTCATTATTCAAAAGACAGGTGGGAAGGAGCGAAATCATTCTGGTAGTGCGACCTTTGCTTTTCAAAGCTATGGCCCAACTATGCAGAAGGCTGCAGAGCTTAATGTGAAAGTGAAAAGTGCTGTGAAAGGATTGATTGAGTTAGATTCAATCTGTGGTGTCCACCTGAACAGTGATTACAATTTTACGGACACTGAAACAAAACAATATCGATATCAAGCCGTATTTGATATTAATTATTTTTAAAAGGAGAAATTAAATGGCTACAGAAGCAAATGTAACTACTGCAAAACCTAAAATCGGAGGTGCGGTTTATTCAGCACCACTTGGAACAGCACTGCCAACTGACGCAACTACAAAATTAGATGATGCGTTTAAAGCACTAGGTTATATTTCAGAAGATGGTATGACCAACAGTAACTCGCCAGAGTCAGAAAATATCAAAGCTTGGGGTGGTGTCGTTGTAAGTTCAGTTCAAAAGGAAAAAACAGACACATTCAAATACATGCTTATTGAAGCATTAAATGTGGAAGTTTTGAAGGAAGTTTATGGATCAGATAATGTATCCGGTGATTTGTCATCAGGAATTACCATTAAGGCAAATTCAAAAGAATTGCCACATCATTGTCTTGTAATCGAAACAGTTCTAAAAGGTGGTGTACTTAAACGTATTGTTATCCCTTCAGGAAAAGTAACTGCCATCGATGAAATTACTTATAACGATGGAAGTGTTCTAGGCTATGGTACGACTGTCACTGCATTTCCTAACGCTACTGATGACACACACTATGAATACATCAAAGGAGCTTAATTATGTCAAGACAAAATCGCAAAAAGAAAAATAAAGGAGCTGCGCCACAGATTAAAACAATCCGTGGGGTAACTTCGACCGGATTTACTTTTGAAATCACAAAAGAGCGCTTGGAAAACTATGAGTTGCTTGAAGCTATTGCAGAAGTAGATACAAATCCGGCAGTTTTACCTAAAGTAGTGAAACTCATGCTTGGTAACAAATCCGAAGATTTGAAAAATCATGTGCGAACTGCGGATGGCATTGTTCCTTTGGACAAGATTGGGAATGAAATTCGGGAAATCTTTACAAGTAAGAACCAGTTAAAAAAATAGCGCTCCTTGCTAGAATGATTCAAACAGATGAAGATGCTCTTATTTGTGATTTAGCTGAAACATATGGGATTTTGAATTATAGACAGTTACCTGCTGACCAGGTAGCTGTCTTTGCTTTTGGTCTAAGAGATGATTCACGTATCAAACTAGCAATGACCAATAGCAAAGTTCCTTTTGAAACCTTTTTGCTTGCAGGCGTGCTTGATAGGCTTTCTGCTCTTGTTTGGTTTAAAACAACAGACGGTCAGAAAGGAATCAACAAACCATTAATGGTTGCAGAGGAGCTGACAGGTCAAACTAAAGCTAAAGAAAGTAAGGAGATGATCTTTGATTCTGGTGAGGACTTTGAAGAATATCGTCAGAAAATTTTAGAAAAGATAGGAGGTGAGGATTAGTGGCGACAGAAATAGCACAAGCTTATGTACAATTGATACCATCAGCCAGAGGTATTACTGGTAAAATCCAATCAATCCTCGATCCTGAAGCGAGTGCAGCAGGGCAAAGCGCTGGACAGTCATTGGGTTCTAGTCTTGTTGGCGTTATGACAAAAGTCATTGCAGCGGCAGGTATTGGAAAGGCCTTTTCGGCAGCAATCAGTGAAGGAGCAGCGCTTCAGCAATCGCTTGGAGGTATCGAAACTCTATTCAAAGGTTCTGCTGACAAGGTGAAGGGATATGCTAATGAGGCGTACAAAACAACAGGTTTGTCAGCTAATGCCTACATGGAAAATGTGACAGGCTTCTCAGCTAGCCTCTTGCAATCTCTTGGTGGTGACACTAATAAAGCTGCTGAAACAGCAAACATGGCCATGATTGATATGTCAGATAATGCGAACAAGATGGGGACATCAATGGAGAGCATTCAGATGGCATATCAAGGGTTTGCAAAACAAAACTATACCATGTTGGATAACCTGAAGCTCGGTTACGGTGGTACGAAGCAGGAAATGGAGCGTCTTTTGAATGACGCTCAGAAGTTGACTGGCGTTAAGTATGACATTAACAACCTCTCAGATGTTTATAGTGCCATCCATGCTATCCAAGAAAATCTAGACATCACTGGCACAACTGCTAAAGAGGCGGCATCTACTTTTAGTGGTTCTTTTGAATCTATGAAAGCAGCTGCTCAGAATGTACTTGGGAAGTTAGCGCTAGGGGAGAATATCCTACCTTCTCTGCATGCTTTGCTTAAAACAACATCTACCTTTCTTTTTGATAATTTTTTACCAATGGTTGGAAATATTTTTTCTGGCCTTGGCTTAGTTTTGACTGAAGGAATTAGTCAGATTGCATCTCAGCTTTTTGGGGATGCCTTTGGAAATGCAGTCTATAGTCAACTGTCGAGAGTAACAGGTGTCTTTCAAACCTTCTTTGATATGATCTTTGGTTCATTGAGCAAGCAAGATAACATTGATATCCTGACCATGCTTGGATTTAGCGAGGGTGCTGCTAATCAAATTGTCAACATCGCAGACAATATCCGAGTAACTTTTGAGAATATCGGGGTTGTTGCTGGTAATGTTGCAAGTATTGTTGTTGATTTCGTTGGAGATCTTTTAGGAATCAAAGACGGAGAGCAGGGAGTGAATTTGCTAGGCATTGCCTTTGAAAGTATCACAGGTTTTATCAGGGATGCCTCTGAAAGCCTTAGTAAATTTACATCTTGGTTAAAAGATTCACCTCTTGCATTAGATGCCTTAAAATCGGCTGTTGTAGGCATTACAAGTGCATGGGCAGGATATAAAGCTGTCTTAGCGGTAATAAAAGGAATTGAAACAATCAGGAATGCAACTCTAGCTATCACGAATGGCTTAATGCTAGCTCAGTTCGTAAGAACCGGTGCACTCACTACCGCAGAAGCTGCGAATGCGGCGGCAACTATGGGAGCAAGTGGAGCGTTCGGTATCTTTAATGCTGTTTTATCTGCCAACCCGATTGGCTTAATCGTAACGGCAGTCGCAGCATTGACTGCAGGTCTTGTATGGTTTTTCACTCAAACAGAAACTGGTCAGCAAATTTGGTCATCTTTTGTGGATTGGATTAAGCAGGCTTGGCAGGGGATTGCTGATTTCTTTGTCGGTCTTTGGTCTGGTATCTCTGAAGGTGCTAGCACATTGTGGGATGGAGTTGTTACAGCTTGGAATGCTTACATTGAGTCTTTAAAGGCGATGTGGACTGCTGTTGTAACTTTCTTTTCTGACTTGTGGGTAAGTATTCAGGAGGCTGCATCTGTTGCATGGACAGCTATCACAACGGTAGTGATGGCTATTGTTCAACCGTTCATAGATGGATTTATGAATATTTGGAACAATATATCAGATGGTCTTACTCAAATTTGGGAAGGGATTAAGATGATTTTTCAAGGTGCTTGGGAGTTCATCAAATCCATTTTCTTGGGCGCTATTCTGATCATCATCGACCTTGTGACAGGGAACTTCAACCAGCTAGGAGCTGATCTTTCTCTAATTTGGGAAGGTATTCAAAATGGCATTTCTATGATATGGGAGGGGATTAAAACATACTTCTCTGGAGTTGTAGATGCTATTGTTGGTTATGGTATTGCTGTTTTTGAAAACTTTTCTGCTACTCTTAGTGCGATTTGGGAATTTATCAAGTCGACTACTTCAGCGACTTGGGAATGGATAAAATCTACTGTAACAAGTTTGATTACAGGTTTGGTGCAGGGAGCTCAAAATATCTGGGATGGCTTTATGAACTTCCTATCAAGTTTGTGGGAAGGTATTAAGTCAACGGCAAGCAATGCTTGGAGTTCTCTAGCATCTACTGTTCTAAACATTATCAATGGTCTTGTATCTGGGGCGCAAAATGCCTGGAACAGCATGTCTAGTGCGGTATCTAGTCTTGTAAGTAATGTCACTGGTTTTTTCAATCAATTGTGGAATATTGATCTATATAGTGCAGGTCAAGCAATCTTACAAGGTTTCTTGAATGGTTTGCAGTCTATGTGGTCTTCTGTCACTGACTTTGTTGGTGGTATTGCTAGCTGGATTCGTGACCACAAAGGGCCGATTGAATATGACCGTAAACTCTTGATTCCTGCTGGTAATGCAATCATGAAAGGTTTAGACCAAGGATTGCAAGACCAGTTTAAAGATGTTAAGCAAACGGTCGGAGGTATGGCTGATGAAATTTCAGATGTATTTTCAGGGGACAGTCTGGATCTGAATTCCTCTGCATCTGTTACTAAAAACCTAGAAGCCCAGTTGGCTATGCCGTCAGCTCAATTTGAGGCCCATGAGAGTAAAACCGTGTCTGAGATAGCGATTCTGAGAACAAGTATGGAGAGAATCCTTACTGCTATCCTTGAAAAATCGTCAGACGTTTATCTGGACAATGACATTATCTCACTCAAAACCTATGAACAACATGGGGCCATCTATGCAAGGAGGGGAATTTAATGGATTATATGATCATCAATGGTTTTAACATCTCAACCCTTCCTGGTTGTGTTGTGACTGACTTTGGGAAGGTGGAGGCTGCTAAGCCAAAAGGAGAGAAGGCAACTCTTTATGGAGTCAATGGTAGTTACCGTGTGTTAGACGGTTCTTTCGACAGTTACGAAAGGACCTTCACTCTCCACGTTAAAAAAATGGTTGAGATTTCAAGTATTCTTGATAAATTTCAATCGAATGATAATGTTTTGGAATTTAGCTATCAGCTTGGCTCATTGTTTTATGCTAACTTTGTGACTGCTAGTTTTGAACCTTTTGGAAATCATGCTTGGAAGTTAGAAATCAAGTTAGAAATGCAACCGTTCCGATATCAAAAAATTGCAGACCCTGTAGTTCTTACGGCATCTGGTACAATCATCAATCCTGGAACGATTTATTCCGAACCAATTATTGAGATTGAGGGGGACAGTGACGTCTCTCTTACAATTGGCCGTAAGACCATGTATCTTGCGATTAAGACTAAGGCTACGATTGATTGTAGGCAAGGCAAGCAGAATATCTACAACGCTACTGGTGCAGTCCAGAACACTCTCCGGAAACGTGGAGGGTTCTTGGAAATTCCGACTGGTAAAGTTGGTGTTTCGTTTACTGGAACGGTTCGTAAGATTACTATTCGACCAAATTGGAGGTATAAGATTTGATTTATTTAACAAATGGGAATATGCCTCTGAATGCTGCCTATGCTGATGAAATTGTTCAAGAGGATAACAGCACCTATCAATTGACTTTCCGATTTCCGACCTCGGATTCGTTGTGGGAGCAGTTGAAGGAGGAAACGTTCCTAACGGCTGATGATCTTCACGGTGAACAGGATTTTGTCATTTTCGAGGTTGAGAAGAGGCATGGCTATATTCAAGTCTATGCTAACCAAGTGTTTACCTTGCTGAATAACTATGTGGTCAATCCTATTTCTTTGGATATGCAGACTGGTTCGACTGCCTTGAGTCGCTTTGCTGGAAGTATCACTCGTGACAATCCGTTCTCGTTCTTCTCGGATATTGAAGATAGGCACACCTTCAATGTTGGCTCCAAGAATGCTATGGAGACATTTGCGAAAGATAAGCACTCTATTATTGGTCAATGGGGTGGAGACCTTGTTCGCCATGGCTACCAGATTCGACTTTTAAAAAATGGCGGTTCAGAGAATGAATCGCTTTTTATGTATAAGAAAAACCTGTCTAGTTATCAGCACAAAACCTCTACCAAGTCTTTAAAGACTCGGATTACTTTCATCGCGACAGTAAAAGGTGAGGGAGAGAAAGCGCCTGATCGCACGTTAACTGTTACGATCGATAGTCCACTTATTAACAAGTACAGTCAAATCTACGAAGATGTGATTGAGGTTAATGACCAGGACGTGAAGGATGAAGCGAGCCTTCGCAGGTATGGTGAGCAGTATTATCGAACATCGCTTTGCGACATGATGGAAGATAGCCTTGAGATTGAGGTTGTCGGCCAGAGTGACGTACCTGTTCAGATGTTCGATGTCGTGAGCATCTTCCACGAGCGTTACAATCTCGACGTGCGCAAGAAGATTACTAAGTACACTTACTCGCCGATGGCCAAGAAGCTGAAATCTATCGGATTCGGTCAATTTCAGTCTGGACTTGCAAATGCGATTGGAAATGCAGTGAGTGATGCAGTCAAGGGAGAGGCACAACAACTTCAAGACGATTTTGAAAGGCAGTTAGCAAGAGAGCTCAAGAATGCTGACCTTACTTTTGACCGGCAAAAAGAAGAGTTGATCAATCAATTCACAGATGGTCTCAACGCTACCAAAGCCAGAGCTGAAGAAGTTAAGAGAGAACTCTCTGATACGATTGACCAGCGATTTAGTAGTTTTGATAATGGTCCATTACAAGAAATCAAGCGCAAGGCTATAGAAGCCTTACAAAACGCTGGCGCAAGTAGCTCACTCGCTCAGGAAGCGAAGCGGATTGGGTTGGATTTTGTTGCTAAACTTGAAGAGTTTAAGACACAGGCTACGAGCGCTCAGATGACTTTGTCAAGTGATTTAGATGCTTTAGCAAATGAATTTCTATCGAAGCAAGAACAAATAAAAGATGAAGTTGATGAACAAGTTGAAGCACTTGTTCAGACAAAAAAAGAATTGGCTGGTGTGAAGTCGGCGCAAGCGACCTATGAAGAGACGATGACGCGGAGACTTGCAGAGCTGACTAACTTGGCCAATGGTAAGGCTAGTAAGTCTGAGCTCCTGCAGACGGCTGAGGAGCTGGCTAGTAGGATAGCGAGTGTTCAGACATCTGGCCGAAATCTATTCTTGAATTCGCTTTTCAAGCAGGATATTTCAAAAACAGGAATTTGGACTACAAGTACTTACGAGGCTACTATTGATAGCACTGATAAGTATTTAGGTCATAATGCTCTTAAAATTATAGGTCAAAATCCAGCCGGAAGAGACGGAGGTAATCCTAAGATTACTTATCCAGCTTTTGGGCAGTTTGGAAAAGTAATTCCCGGAAGTACAACTAATCAAGATGTGACAATTAGTTTTTATGCCAAGGCAAGTAAAAATGGAATAATGCTAAGATCTCGATTAGGGAATATCAATTATAAAACCGGAAATGTGATATTGTCGACAGAAATTAAACGATATGTTGTTCATATTCCAAAAGGTTGGACGAACGAGTCTAAATTCTCAACAAATGAATGGTTGTTCAATTTCAACCAAGAAGGAACCGTTTGGATTTGGATGCCGAAGTTCGAAATGAGCGATGTAGATACTTCTTATTCAGAAGCCCCTGAAGATATAGAAGGTCAGATTTCAGCAGTTGAATCCAACTTAATACAGCGTGCTGATGCGCTTGATGCTGGGGTGAACCGTCTGACTGAAGGTCTCAGGACCAAAGCGGATATAAGCTCACTCAACGTGACTGCTGAGAATATCAGGCAGTCTGTGAAGAGTTTGGAAACAAGCACGCAGAACAAGCTGGACCAGAAATTGAGCATTGCTGAATTTGAAGTGCAGGCTGGCTCTATTCGACAGGAAATCCTGAACGCAACAAAGGACAAGGCAGATAAGACTTTGGTCACAACTGAAGCTGGGAAATTGCGAGAAGAATTTTCGAGCTTGCGAGTCGGTGGAACGAATTTGTTGAAAGGTTCAAAAGGACCTTTTATTCCCGATCGGAAGCCAGCTAATTTTGATAATAATGTTCTCTATGCAGGGCAGACGTCTATCTATATGGAACAGGGTCAGGAATACATCATTTCGGCCAAAACGGACGGCAACTTTACGGCCCATCACGATGGGAATAAGGAGTCTGATAATGTAGTTCTTTGGATTATGGACAAAAATGTCAGAAATTATCAAATTGTATCGGACCTTAAGACAGGTACAACAGGAACGAAATTCGTTTGGAATAGACCGACAGGTATCTATCATCTACGTGTTAACACCTATCATAAGGAAGCTACCAAGAGCGTCTGGGATGTGAAGATTGAAAAAGGTACTCTAGCGACAGATTGGAGTCCTGCGCCTGAAGATACTGATGGACTTATCACTGAAGCTAAAGCTATCTTTGAGCGAACGGCTCAGGGCTTGCGAACTGACTTATCAGCTATTCAGGAATATGTCAGTCAAGATGGTCATCGACAGGAAACATTGCAGCGCTATGCTCGCGAGGAGAGTGCTCGTCAAGTTAATGCAGTGCGTGAGCTGCTCAATCGTGATTTCGTTGGTAAGGCTACTTATCAAGAAGATGTGAGAGGCATTGAGCGTAGGTTTGAAGCTATTACCAACCCAAAAAATGGTTCGATTGCCACTCAGATTGCTAACTACAAGCAATCAGTTGATGGCAGGTTTACAGATATCACTTCATTGATTTCTGGTAAGGCTAATCAGACAGACTTCCAACGTGTGAAGGAAACCAGTCAGCTTTACGAGCGCATTCTGGGCAATACTGAAAATGGAATTGCGGATAAGGTTGCACGTATGGCTATGACTAATCAGCTGTTCCAGGTTGAAGTTAGTAAGGCTTTTGGAAATCACCAAAATCTATTCTTAAATTCGACCAGCGTTAAAGGATACTTAGGCAATGCCGGGATCATTTACGTTGCGAACAGTATACAAAATGAAATCACATCTGATTTCATTTCAGTGGAACCAAACGAAAATATCATTTTTCAGCATTGGGTAACTCTTCCTGAGAATGGAATGGCTTGGACCGCTTGGCAATTTTTCGATAAAAACAAAAATCCTATCGATGTCCGCAGAACAGGCTTGAATGCCTACAAAACAACAACAGGTAAGCAACACAATATCGATCAAATTATTGTACCAACCAATGCTTATTTCATCAGAGTATCGGCTCGTATGTATAATGACGGCTTGATAAAAATAGAACACGGTTCGGTTCCATCTGCTTACTCAGTTGCGCCAGAAGATACAGACGAAGCTATTCGCTCAGTTCAAAGTCAACTAGCTGGTTCATGGGCCGTACAAAACCTAACCAGCGCAGGTTCAATCGTTTCACAAATCAATGCGACCAACAATCAGATCTTGATTGAAGCTGAAAAGATTCGATTGAAGGGTAAGACCTTGCTTGATGAATTGACGGCTATTCAAGGTTACTTCAAGCGTTTATTTGTCGGTGAGGGTACATTCGCGACTCTTAATACGGATATTTTGCGAGCGAACTCCATTACAGCAGACAAGCTGGTCATGGATATGGCGATGGCAAGACGATTCGTCTCAAGCGATATTTTCACAGATACGCTTGCAGCTAAAGAAGCCTTCATCAATAAGCTTCGGTCAGTCGTGGTCACGGCGACTTTGCTTGAAGGTTACAAGGGTCGCATTGGTGGATTCCAGATTGGTACACATGAGAAAGATTCGTCGGTGTACTGGATCA